TGCCCCCACGGGTCAGCGTCCGAAACGTCGTAGAGCACAGGGTCGGCAAGCACGATGCCGTCCGCACGCTCCGTCTCGATGGCGAGCAGATACGTCGGGATGTTTGCCGACAACCACGTTTTGAGGTTGTAGAGGATATCCTCGATGGGGCTGTCTGCGGCCATCAGGTGGCTACCTCCCAGTATTTGCGGATGTGCTCTTCCAGGGCCAGCTCCGCGAGCCGTCCCGATTCACCGGAGAAGACCGTGTAGTCGATGGCGGCCCCGATGAAGGACCGCTTCGGCATGACGACGGGATGCGCCCTTGTGCGCTTGGCGAAAAACACGCGGCCTCCGGGGCCTACCCAGCGCAAGGCCTTCTTGTTGACTGGCCGGATCTCGGGAATCTGAATCGTTGCTCCGAACTCGTGGATTCGGGCATAGACCACATTGGTACTGATGCCGTACTCGAAGTCCGATACACGGCGCGCCATGATCGATGAGCGCAGGCGCCCGGTGCGAACCTTGAGCGCTTGGCCGGTAAGGAAATGTTGCTGCGAATTAGCCGCCATCCGAGCCGCGACTCGTGACAGAACCAGGTTGTGCAGCCCGGGCGTGTGGTGTTCCCAGTTTGTCAGAGACGCATTGACCTGCTTGTCGTCGACCTCGAGGCGGTAGGAAATCACAGGCCCCTCCGGTGTGAACGGTAGCCGTCGAGCACGTTCTTGACGGTCCTCGGCGCCCACTCGTCCAGGATCGTGATTCCACCCTGCGAAATGTTGACTCCGGACACGTCCCAGTTCTTCTTAATCTTGCGTTGCCAGAGGAACCCGATGAACTCGAAGGCCGCGCCCACCAGGTCGTGCGGGACCAGCGCGCCACCTGCGCCATAGCCGCCCGTGTACACGTTTTTGATGTTCTGGATTCCCTCGCTGAAAACGTCGTCGATCAGGTAGACGATGCCTCCGTCCCCGTCGATGCGCATGGAGGCCGCTGCAATCTTGGTGTCAGCGCCGAACACGCCGTCAGAGTCGATGTACACGGCGATCTCGGAAACGCTCGAGGTGATAGGGTAGTTCTTGACGAAGAGCCGGTCGCTTCCGTTGCCGTTGGTGATCTCCGTGTGACTGCGGCTTTTCAGCTTGCGCCCCGTGTAGCGCTCCATCCAGTAAGTCACCACGGTTGCGATGGAAAGCAGCGCGTCATTCGGCGCCGTGTCCCCGGACGTGATGCCCAGGTATTCCCGGATGTCGGCCAGGGTAGTGAGGAAGTAGGTGGACTCATACGTCATGCAACCACCTCCAGGCGCCGTACGTGCGCGTGCTGGTCCAAGGCGCACCCGAGACAGGGACGGCGGCACGGGGCGGGCTCCGCGGACATCGGGATGGTTTCCCCGAGGCGTCCGATGGGCTTGCCGTTCATCGCGTCCGAGTAGCAGCGGTAGACCTGGCCGTCCGGCATGACGGCGACATACTCGTTGCCACCTCGGCAGAGGAAGCCGGACTCGAAGGCGTAGGACTCCGGAATCTCGTCCTCGACGATGTGCCACCCCAGGTGTTTGAGGTTGGACAGGTAGGCCCACTCCGCGCTCCCGGTCCAGGAGACGCCAGGATTCAGCTCCCGCAGGATGTTGGGGCGGATGCCGTTGGAGGCGTAGACCTGCGCGATGGCGCACTTCTTGCGGATGTCCTCGGCGTCCTTGCGGATGACGAACGACACGCCGATGGGGACCTTGCCCTTCAGGGAGAAGACGTTCTTTTGGAACCGCTCCGCATCGGTATGCCATGAGGCGGTCCAGAACTTGCACTTGGAGAAGTCGATGTCCTCTACCGGCTCCAGGGTGTTTGACGTGGTCGCCCACTCGCAGCCGGCGGGCAGGCCCGCGACGAACTCGCGGAACCCGGGCCAGAGGAGCGGCTCCCCGCCGGAGAACTCGACGTGATAGGGGGCAAGCTGCGCCATGCCGTCCAGCGCTTCCCGGGCCGTCAGCTCCCGCTCGATGCGATGCACGGAATCGTAACCCTCCCAGTCGTAGGGGATCTTCCGGGCCTCTGTGCGGAAGTGACAGTACTCGCACTTCAGTTGACAGCGCATGGTGGGGAAAAACAGGATGGTGTGGTTCACGCGGGCCTCCGCATCAGGACGTTGCGGATGGTTCCGCCGTACGCCTGCGTGAAGACGAACGCATCCTCGACGATCTCCATCCCGATATGGGATATGAAGCTCTCCGAGGTATCGCGCGTGAACTCGCGAATGTGCGCGCTTGCCTCGTCGTACTTTTCGGGCCAATCGCGCTCATATCCCTCAGCCCTCAGCCCGCCAAGGGGGAATGACAAGAGCAAGTGACCGCCGGGATTGACAAGGGAGCGCAGCCAATCAACCACGTCGTAGAGATTGCAAGGCAGGTGTTCCAGGACCTCTGTGGCAATCACGAGATCAGCCGGTGAGAGATCGGGGCGACGGCACAGGTTGATCTCCTGGTACTTCACGTCCTCGCTCACGTCGGAGAACTTTCCGAGACATCCATAGACGATCCTGGAACCATAATTGAGCGCCCAGTACCACGAGGAAAACGGGAACGGCGTCCCGAAGTCATAGACCTTGGACGGGATCTCCCCGCGGCCCTCCATCCGTTTCCAGAAGTCAATATGAGCCTGGAAGCGCGGAAGGTGGCCGTCGAAGTACTGAACGAGATGATCCGGGTTCCAGCCGTCACCCAATGCGTCTGTAACTTTGACGGTATGCAGAGCGGCACGCACGCGCTCGGTGTATGAAAGATCTCCGACAGCACAATGCAGTTGCACGCTCTCCTGGGCCACGGGGCTCGGGTTCTCAGCCATAGCCTCGGCCTCCATGGCGGAACGGAACTCGGCTTTCACGGGGTATTTCGCCTGAAGCTCGAACATTCGTTGTTTCGTCATGCCGCCACCGCCTTCCTGCCCGTGAACCGCTCGATGATGTCCATGAAGCTGCGCGCGCTCTTCCCCCAGGTGATGTCCCGGCGGATGCGCGCCGCGGCCGCGCTCCCTCGCGTGAGGGCCTCGTCGTAATCGGAGTAAACCTGTGCCATGCGGCGCGCCAGGTGATCCACGTCCACGGAGACGGCGGGCGTCGTGTGGTAGATGGACCTGCTGCCGTCGTCGTTCAGTTTGACGGTGCGCACGTCCTTCATGCAGAACTTGAGGGTGTAGCCTTCTTTGTCGCCCACGAAGTCACGCGGTCCGCTCCAGGGCGTGTAGATGCAGGGCAGGCCCGTGGACATCGCCTCGGCCAGCGTCAAGCCGAAGCCCTCCCCCATCGTAGGGAAAAGGAAGGCGTGGCAAATGTGGTAGAGCTCTACCAGGTTTTCCATGCTGTAATCGCGCGTGTCCACATATACGTGATGTCCGGCGAACGGCACGAGGCGCTCTTCCTTCGTCTGCTGCGTGGTCTTCATGACGAGTAGGGACCGCTTCCACTCGGCGGGATACTTTTTCATGAAGATGGACCACGCCAGGGCCACGTGTTCATATCCCTTGCGGGGATTCGAGGCGCCCACCCACAGGAAGCGGAATGGTTCCCCCACAGGGAACTTTCTTTCAACGAACGCGAACCGCTCCACGTCTACACCTTCCCAACAAACGACAACTGGACGGTCGGTGTACTTCTCAAACACGCGTTTGTTGTGCGTGCATGGAACCACGATCAGGTCGGCCAGTTGAAGCGGGGGGACCCACTCGTCCGGCAATGTCTCTCCCTCGTACATCGTGTACAGGACGTTGAACTTGCCGAAGATCGGCAGAAACCCGGTGGGCACAACAATGTGGACGGCAACGTCGGAGTCATCGGACATGACCACACCCTGCGCTTCCAGGCCTGCGCGCAACATGCGTTGGTGGGTCGAGTACCCGTAGCCATTTCCCTTCATGTTGTAGTTTGCCGTCCACTGGAGTTTCACTTGGCCGCCTTCAAGATGACCCGGGGGTCCGAAGGCCCCCAGGTCCGCGTGTCCTTCGGCTCCGTGCGCCCTCCGCATCTCGGGCAGAAGAGCGCAACGATTGCCGTAAAGACGATTCCACAGTGCGGGCAGGCCCGCACGATCCGGCTCATGCCTACGCCGCCGTCACGATCCTGCCGTAGTAGTTGGGCAGGTGATGAGCGAATGCGTAGCGGTTGAAGATGGCGAAGATGGTCTCGTGGCTGAGCCCGCGGGTGTAGGGGTCCACGAAGAAGGATAGCGAGTTGGCCCGCAT